TTACCTTCCCACTTTCTCCACTCATGCAAAGAACCAATTTTAATATAATCTTCATGTGTTAATAACTTATCATCAACCTCAAATCCACATTGGTCTTGCAATCCACCAGTTACGTTTACAATGATTGGAGTTCCAGCCATTACTGATTCTGCAGTTGCTAATCCAAATCCTTCGTTGTTAGCAATGTTGATTGTTACATCTGCTATATTATAGATAAGATTTAATTCTTCTTGTGGTCTTCTCTTTTCTGAAAATATAATATTACATTCAGGTGCCATTACATCTATTACTGCAGGTAAATCAGTACCATTCTCATCAACAGGTTGTGTATGCATTACTAAACAAACTTTCTCTGCTTTCTCTTTACCAATTTTATCACAAAATTTCTTAAATGCTACAATAACATCTGCAGGTTGTTTTCTTCTGATATTACGATTACTCCAATATAGAACAAAATCATAATCCTTTCCACCTAAAATTTCTTTACGGAATTCGGCAGATACATCTGTTGGCTTATATATGTTTGTGTTAATACCATGTGGTACATAACTTACTTGCCAATCCTTTTTAGGTTTCCAAGTTGGTTTTGTATCCAATGCTGATAATCTTTTAATGATGCCATAGGTTTGTCTAGAGATACAACCAATCCAATCACAACTCTCATAGTAGTTACGATTATATAATGGGTCTGGCAAATCATCCCAAATTGCATAGAATAAAAGTGGAACATTTTGTCTGATTTCATGTTCAATATCATACAACCATGTCCAATAACGAGGGTCCGTAAAGTGTAGGATAGCATCTGGCTTTTCAGTATTGATTAATTGTCTAATCAAATCGGCATTACCATATCCATTCCAAGGAAGTATTTTTACATTAGCATCAGCTATACCATAGTTTTTTTGTATATCCTCACTAACATCTAAAACCTTACCAGCTTCAGGATGATTAATAGCTGCTCCCACCTGAAACCAATCGTATTTGTGTACTGTACCAAGTACTAATTCTTTTGACACAGTAGCGATACCACTTGCCATTCTTAAATCATCCGAAAGTAAAAGGATTTTCTTTTTTGCCATAACTTATTTTGTTTCTTAAAATTGTGAACCTGATATTTGTAATTTTAGGTATTCGTTCATTTCTTGTCTAAATCCATCATCAGTAACATATCTTTCTACTGTTCTATTTACCAGCTTTTGAAGTGTAACATCCGATGAAAAAGACACTTTTTTGAAACTTGAATATACATCTTTCAGTATTTTCACCGTTGTTAGTTTTGTGCTTTCTTCGTTCATTGTAATATATTTATATATATAAGTATAATGAAATAAAAAAAACATAAAATTTTATTTTGTAGCCTTCTTATCACATATTCCTCTATTACCAAACTCACAAAACTTGCAATTCTTTTTAGCCGGACCAGGTACTTTAGGGAATTCTATATCTCTAAATTTACCCTCATCATCAAATACTGCATTAATGAATCCCATAAACTCATCATATACTTTAGTAACCGATGGTGAACCATGTGCTGGAATGTGTTTTGATACGTGTGGAATTGGAAATGCGGAATCTTCGGGCAACTTCCTACGAAGTATCTGATATTCTACTTTAATTTTGTTTAAAGGAATATTAAATAATTCTGAATAGTATTTTTTGTATAGAAGAATTTGGGAGTTTTTCATCTTATCAGCTTTTTGATACTGATTCCATCCCATAGTAGATGTCTTTAAATCTATAATGATAATTTCATTAGCTGCCATATCTCTTAATACGATATCTATGAATCCAATAAAGTGTACGCCCTCTTTAATAGTTGCGTTTAATGGAATCTCAATACCCACTAATTCAAATCCACTCTTTGAGTAGAATTTGTGCATATGCTTATCTAACCAAGTTAATATACGTCTACCATCGCCATAAAATTCTTCTAATTGAATTTGAGTACAAGGAGTTCCTTCACTCATTTTATCAGCTTCACTTTTATAAGCTTTCCTCATAGTTTCTAATAAGAGCTTATCTTTGTTGATTTCATCTGCTTGCTTTTTAGAAACACCATACATAACCGAAAGGTAATGTTGAATTGTTTCGTGCATAGCAGTTCCAAATATTGTGTGGATGTTAGATGAACTCTCACCTAACTTATCTATGTAATTTAACTTATATTGATGCGGGCAACTACTCCACATAGAGTATTGCGAAAATGATACTTTTGCCATTATGTTTATTTATGTAAAGATACGAAAAATACCCGAATAAACCAAATTAAACTTTGAGTTTTAACTTAGTAATTTGCTTTGGGTCAGTACCATAATTCTCTGCGATTTCCTTTATGTGCATTTTACCACTTGTAGTTTCATAAAGGATTTTAAGATATTCTTCTGATTCAGTTTCCGATACCTCATAGAATTGTGCAACTAATTTTACAATCCAATCTTCATACTTTTCAGATGAAGCAGGTTTCATATACTTTAAGAATGCTCTTGTCTTTGGAATCAATCCTATCAAACATAAGTACATCGCTTTAGGCGGTGCCTCCTGAATGTAAGGTTGTATATCTGCAATTAGTTCTATCCACTCAGGTTTCATAGAAAGAAAACGGAGTATCATATAGTTACTCCATGTCTTTTTATCACTCTCATCAAGTGTGTCCCAATACTTTGGGTCTTTCTTATCCGTAATTGCGTTTAGATGGTCAAATAATGTTTTAGCCATATTATGCTTCTTCTTCTACTTTTAAACCCGGAGGTAATAATTCATTTAATACTTCACCACAATCACCACATAAGAATAACTCTACGGGTAATACTTCATCTTTTGGTTTACCAGTTAATAACTTTGAAATCTTACGAAATCCAAACCCTTGTACGAAAATCTCACCACCACATTTCTTACATCCGATTGCTTCAGTTTTTTCTAAAGGTATTGGTTTTTCTTCTTGTCCTCCTATTGGTTGTCCACCTGCTCCTAAAATGTTAGCCATTATATAATATTTAAAATTTGAATTAATGTAGCTGCTGCTGGAATTTCTTTATCAATTGCTACTGCTGATTTATTTACGCCATCACCTAATAGTAAGATTACATTTGCCGTATTTTCTCCACCATACTCATCCACCTTATCATATAACATTGTATATAAATCGGTAAAATCCGTAACTTTAGAATCAATAAGAGCTTGTCTTACTTTCATATATTTGTTTCTCTTATCATCTTTTGAAGATAGGATGTCAATAATTTTATTTCTATAATCATTCTCTAATAGATTTTGTACATCTACTTTCAACTTACCTTTAATTGAATTCAATTGGCAAGTATTAATCACCTTACGAATATCAGGATAAGCTGCGTCAATAATTGGAACTAAATCCTTTACTTCAAATTCAATCTCCTCATTCTTTAAGATTTTACTAATTTGCATAGCAACATCTTTTTTAGTTGGAGGTACAATTTGAAATGATTGACATCTACTTTGAATCGGGTCAATTACTTTCTCAACATAGTTACAAGTTAATATGAAACGGCAATGTGCTGAAAATGTTTCCATTAAGTTTCTTAAGATAGCTTGTGCGTTGTGAGTCATATAATCAAACTCATCCAATATAATAATCTTAAATGGTTTGAATCCCATTGAAGATGCAAAGTTAGTTACTTTATTTCTTACAGTATCAACATTATTTTCCGAAGATGCGTTGATAATCATATAATCACATTCAATTGATTTTACAATTAACTTTGCTAATGTTGTTTTACCAGTACCGGCTTTTCCGTACAAAAGTAAATGTGGAATTTCACCTGTTTCTAAATAACCTTCTACTTTTGATTTTAGATGTTCGTTACCTACATAATCAACAAGCTTTGTTGGGCGATACTTCTCTACCCATAAATTATTATTTACCTTTTCTTCCGTTTGTTCTATAAACATATTTTATTTTTTATTTTCCAGTTGAACCAAATCCGCCATCACCCCTTTCAGTATCAGATAAATCATTTACTTCTTTAAACTCAATCGGAGGATGTGGAATAATCATAATTTGTGCAATTCTATCTCCTACTTTATACGCAAGAGAATCTAATCCGTTTGTCTTCTTAAATGTAGCTTGTAATTCACCTCTATATCCACTATCAATTACACCAACTGAATTAGATAATGCTAACTCATATTTTCTAACCGATGAACGAGGAAATACCAATCCTACAAATCCGTTAGGAATTTCCATTGCCAAATCAGTACCATAACTAACATCAAATGTTGTATTGGATATAATTCTAGTTGCTACTAAATCCATACCAGCATCTCCATCTTTTGCATAAGTTGGGATTACTGCGTTTTCACTAAGCTTCTTTATTCGTACTTCCATTTTCTATATTTGTTTTTACTAATTCAGATTGTTGTGTTTGAAATTCTCTTAATTTTTTACCAGCATCAGTTAATTCTCTAGCATATAATTTAAATTTCTTTAAAGTTTCTTTATTTGTAAAAGATATGTATGCATCTTTAGTATTGGATATTGTAAATGTTACTGTTGGTTCTTCATTTGTCATATCTTCGCTTGTCCATGCAAAAATTTGAGGTTCATCATTATCAAATTGAAATACCCATTCGCATTGTTCTAACTTTTCAGATTGTTTTAATTGTAATTCTGCAATTGGTTCAACTACTTCTTCTTTTTTTGTTTTTTTAGCCTTTGCCATAATTTTTGTTTTATTTTTATCTCCCTACTTCTGATAGGTATTTTACTTTCATTTCTTCCCAACTAATTCCAATAGCATCTATGTAGAATAAGTGTTCAGGTTTAATTCTTCCTTCATCATGTAGTTTTGTATATCTACTGATTGCATGTTTCTTCCACCATTTGTTGATGTATTCAGTACCTTGCTTAAACTTATCTTTAAGAATTAATTTATCTTCGGTAATTTCGTTTCTAAGATACTCACATCCGTTCTCATACATCATAGCCATATAAACACCTCTCTTAAATCCGTGATGATATTCAGTTGCCTTAATACCACACTCTTTGAAGATAGCACTTAATATTTTTTGTTTGATACCACTAACAGGTCCATTGGATTCATAACCCATACTAGCACCATTACGAGCTCTCTCATCTGAGATATTTTGTTTATACCACTCTGCACGATTTTCCTTAATCCATTGATGCCAAGGGTCATAGAATTTATCATCCGGCTTTAAACTAATCTTACCAGCTGATTCACCTAATGTTTTAAATAAAGGAATACCATTATATTGTGAATGAATACCATATAAAGATGTTGTACCTACTGCAATCAAAACATTATCATACTTTGATTTCCAATATGCTCTAACCTCCGGCGTAGTTGTCATCATAGCGATTAACTTACCACCTAAAAAGTTATAACCTAATGGTTGAGTACATACAATAGTAGAAGCGATAGTAGTATTGTTTAACTTACCATCAACAAACTTATTATCCTTAGTCCAACCAATGAAGTTATCTCTAACTCCCATAGCGGTTACATCGGATGCTAATGAAATTTGTCCTAATAGTTTTCCACTCACTCTATCCTTTACATTAATCTTTACATTACGGCCAGGGTTTGCTGTAAAATCCATTGTGTGAATCATACGTCTTACCGCTGCCCATTTAGTAGATTCCTTCGGGTCATCAACAATCTCAACGTAAGGGTCTAACAATTCAATTTCTTTTATCGTTAGCTCCTTATTGTTGATATCAGTTGGTTTCCATTGTAAATCGTAATAAGATGCGATTTGGGATTTTGCTTGAATCATTGTAGGTTCTTGCAATTCAACCCACTTCTTATATAACGTTTGTTCTTGAACAGACATTGTCATAAGGTAGTCCATATTTTCTTTTAACTTTGCTTTTTCAGATTCAAAGTCAAAGACAGGTTTTTGTGGTTCAGTATCCCAAAAGCTCATATTAATTATTTTACGATTGCTCGGATTTGATTAGTTTCTATTGATGGTACATAAATGTATATCTCCTTACCAGCATTTTCAATAAGGAATTTTTCTAAATTTAAATTCCATGTTTCAGTTTCATATAACTTACCATCTATTTCAAATACAGGTTCACTTATTAAGTTGTAATGTTGGTTAGCCATATTATTTAATTTGTACTAAATAATAATTTGCTGTGTAATCTCCATCAACGAATCCTACATGCGATAATCCCTTAGATGAGATTTTTAATGAAGATGATTTAGAACCTTTGTTAGCCATTAAGATAGCTTTCAAATACTTTGCAGAAAATGCAATTGGTTCAATATCTTCTTTAGCGGTTGCATCTACTTCAATAGAAATTCTATTTGAGTTGATTGATGAGTATCCTAAAATAACTTCACCTTTACCAGCTTTGAATGTAAATGTAAATGTATCAGAGTCAGCCAATACACCTTTTGATTTGATGAACTTATTTACAAAGTCATCATCTAATGTTATCTCCGCATCAAATGCAGGTAACGCTTTTAAATCAGGTACTGCAGGAATCACCGATGGTGCTGCTAACATATATTGTACCTTTGTTTTCTTATCTGAAAATTTCAATGCACCAGTCACTTCTTCTACAGTGATAGCATCATCTAATACAGATAATAAACCTTTTAATTGTGAAGTAGTGTAAATACCAAACTCACCGCTTGGAAATTCACCACCTACTACTGTAACATCACCTAATAAGGTTTTGTCATCTGAAATCATTCTTACCGATAAGTTTGTATCATCGGATTTTACCATAACGGATTCAATCTCACCACCTAAGTTGTAACGATTAACGAAACCATCAAATTTTGCTTTGTTCATAATTGAAATTTTAATTTATGTTTTATTTTGTTATACAAATATACGAAAAATACCTGAAAGTACCAAATTAAATGTTAAAAAACTTACCAGCCTTTAAAGTTTTAACATTCATTTTTTTAATTTCAACTTCTGGTAGATTACAAAAATCTTTAAGAGATTTAATCATAACATTGAAGGATGGTTGTTCATCTGCTCCAGATAATAATATACCTTTTTTGCAATTATGATATGCCATATATCCCCATAATTGAGCTGCTTCATATCCACCGCATCTATCTTTTTTAGCTTCAATAACACAAGTAATTATTTCAGAATCATTGTAATCTCTAACAATAATATCAGTTTCCCCAACTTCAGTTCTAATCCAAGTTTCAACTTGCTTTTGATAACTTTCTATACCAAGACTCTCTAAATATATTGCATCTGTTTGAATATATTCTAAAAACTTCTTAACAATTTCATCTTCCTCAACCGATGGTGTTCCTACTATTGAACGAACAAAAAATCCGTTTTCTTTTAAGAAAGCATCAACAGCTTCTAACATCTCTCTATAATTGTTGTTTTTTTGTAAAGTGTTTTTGTATCCAGTAAATGATAATCCACTATCATCATCCATCTCCAAAATAATACCCTGATTTTCGGTTCTAGATGCATGTTTTTCTACACCAAACTCAATATACTTACCTCTATACATAATTGTAATACCTCCAGTTTCTGACCCATATCCAAATAGAGAATCTTTATATGTTTGAGGATTATATGCTTTACTTTTAGAAGTATCAAAATACTTTTCAACTTGATTTGGAGTTGGTTTGTGCCAAGCCGTAAGTTTTACTTTAGTATTTTTTGTTTTGATTTCTATTTTATCAATAGGTGTTGTTGTATCTTTTATATATGTTGGCTCGTTAAATCCAATACTAATATCATTGTTTAACAAATGTCTAGGATTAGACATTAATGGGAAACTACCTACGCATTCTTTATACCATTTAGAACCAGAACTATTACTATAAGAAATGTGTATCTTAACTCTTGATTCATGCAATAAGTTTGCATACATACTATTTATTTTAAAAACAAATGCATCAAAGTGAGATTGATTTGTCCAATTTGGCAACTTATCATTAACACGTTTTATTTTAACAATAGTACCACTTAATTGTGCATCTAATTCAGATGATGATGGTTTAATTTGAATATATTCCAATATATCAGAATCGCTATCATATTTCATTGGTTGAGCCTGGCACTTATTACCGTTTGATGTTTTTGTTATTAAATAATCAAATTCACCCAATCCCCATATTGCACCTTTTAAGCCCATACCCATTTTACACAATAACATCTTACCTTGATTTGCAGATTGACCATAATCAAATATATTCAATATATCCTTTTCTGGAATACCTATTGAATCATCAATAACCTCTATATAAGATTTTTCATTATCTTCATTGTAATGCATGTTAATAGTAACATTAACGCATTTTGATTTATCAACAAGAATAGCATTATCTGCTAATTCGGATAGAACATGATACCATTCAATATTAGTTGATGCTGCTTTCTTAGCAGCTCCTATTGTTAAGATTGGCTTTTTACTTTGTAAAATTATTTGCTTTTTTGCTTTTTGATTTAAGACTGGAGCGGTTTGTGGTATGAAGTTACTCATAGTTTATATTTTTATGATTTTAAATTGTTTATACAAATATACGAAAAATACTTGAATCTGCCAAATATTTTGAATATTATATAGTGTTGATAATCAACCAGTTAGAATGCGAAGAATTGTTCTGCCGTTTTTTGTGAGGATAAAACTGCTCCCCAACCCAATGCACCATAGAAATCCTCTAATTTCTTAAGTAATTCCCTCTCAAAAATCTTATCATAATCAATATAGGTTCTTACCAAGTCCATTATCTCATTCGGGTCATCATGTCCTTTGAACCCAACAGCATCTAGCCCAAATGGATTTTGTTTTAGATATACCCACTTAATTTTATCACCATCTCTCATTGGAGCGTGCTTAGCTGCACATTTGAAGTGAACTAATAATTGATTATGTGCAATTGCTGCTTTTACATGCGCCGGAGTTCCACTATTGAATTGGAACATTGCTCTATTATCTTTTTTCTTTGGAATGTATTTTGATAATTCTTTTACTGCTGAATTCTTAGCTATTGAAGTTACATCCATATTAACTAAATCCTTTTTAAAATCATATATTCTATCAGTTAGTACCATTTCAGTTTCACCTTGTAGGATTGAAATAAGGATACCACTCATAAACTTACGGAATTGTGCGGGGTACGATGAACGAACCACATCCAATCCTTTAACTTGCAATGTGTCACAAGGAATACCATTCTCTGCAATAATCCATTGAGCGTATCGTTTCTTAGCAATCCAAATACCACTTCTACTTACGAATTCTTTTTTGATTTGGAATCTATGTTTTGTTTTATCAACATTGAATACTTTCTCAGCCAATACATCATAAAACTTATTTAAGAAGTCTTGAGTTTCACCAGCGATATCATCCACCTTTATAGCAATCTCTGCATCAGTTAAACTTCTCCAATCTTTATAACGATGGTCTAATATGGGTACTGCTGAAAAGAATACCGAATCCGTATCAATGTATATGTTGAAATCTTGTCCAGTTGTTCCTAACTCTTTATTGTATTTAATATTAGCCATATCAGCCGTTGATTTAATCACGGTTTGACCTGTTGTTGTTACCGCCTCAGCATTATCCACATCATAGAATCTGAAAGCAGGTAATCCTAATACTCCATATAATGAGTTCAATAAAATCTTTTGTACTAATTGTCTTTTCTTATAAAAATCATATTTCTCTTTATCACCACTCTCACCATATTTTTTCTCTAATGCTCTAAACTCCACACGTTGTTTAAACCAAAGGTCTAATATATCAGGAATACATCCAACTTTATCCGTAGTGTAAAGAACTCCGTTAGATGAGATAGCGTATTTACTTTCATCAAATAACTTCTTAAGGTTTTCTTTTGTAATTGTTTTCTCACCAATGTTGAAAGTATCAATCTCACCTTTCATAAACTTTTGTGCATCCCAATTATCAATCTTACCAACTTTGGTTTCTGGTGAAATATTAGTTGTCATAATGATTGAAGGATATAGTGAAGTTAAATCCAAGTCATATATCCATTCGTACTTACCAACGATAGGTGCCTTCACATATGCTCCAATGAATTTCTCTTGGTCATTATCTCTAAGTGCTTGCATCCTTTCTTGTCTATCCGCAGGTTTGTTAGGAGCTACAATGTTTCTTCTCTTAAGGTAACATAACAATGCACCCTCTAAGTATTTTGATGAGTAAACGAAATCTTCATATGGTACGTGTCCAGCGTGACAGATACCTCTAGCCGTATCAATGAATTGTAACTTCTTATCCATATCAACCACCAATTGAACGTCAACTAAGTTATACTCAATAAACTTTTCAATATCATCTTTGAACAAATCATCTAAGTTACCAGCGTACTCAATCTTACCTCTACCCAATTCCTTCATAGCAATACTATCTAAACGATAGTTATCTAATTCCGAATAGGTGAAGTTCTTATATAGAGCAAGGTAATCTAAATAAGATACGCCGGCCATATAAAATCTCTTACGATATGGAGACCAGAAACATTCACCTATTGGGCTTAACCTATTAGCGTGCTTAACACCTAATAGTCTTTTAATACGATTATATAAATAAGGAGTATCAAAGTTATCAATGTTCCAACCAGTTACGATTGTTGGATTGATGTACTCATATAGTTCTAAATACTTCATACACATATCCCTCTCATCTCTGAAAGGAATTACAGTACGATTGCCAGTCTTCTTCTCACTCATCTTACCAGCTTTGTCCATAATCAAAACCCAATAATGGTCAGTAGCAGAGTCGTGCAAACCAATTGCGGTTAATTCATTTTCTGATTTTTCTACATCAGGTAAACCACTATCCATTTCACACTCAATATCATATGTAAGTGTAACGTGCCCTTCGGATGGAATATCTGAATCAGTATATGTATCAACCAAAACTCTAGTGGTTTCAGCTACATCCGATTCAAATAAATTCGGGTCATCTTTTGTGAATTTAAAAATCTTATCTAACTTATCTCCGTACAAAGATGTGTATTGTCCTCTTTGTGCTTTTTCATAAGCATATCGTGTATATGGAAAGGTTCTATAACCTAACCTATCATCCCAAATGTGCACTAAATTTCTTTCTCTCTGATAATAAATATTTTTATACATTTATGCTTTTTTATTTTTTAATTAATCTACGAATACCCTTGCCATTTTTTCAAAGTTGTTTTCAATATCCCAACTCTTTAATGAATTCTCCCATAACAATGCCTTTGATATATCACTAACATCAGGTCTTTCAATTGTTTCATCCAATAATCCAATTACCTTTTCTTTAAATTCGGCTTTACCATTGTAAAGAAGTGGATAATCAGTTCCAACCATTTCGGGATAACATAATCCGTTTGGTAATAAATAAGGTACACCTCTACTAAGTCCATCGGTTGTACTCATACTCCAAGCAGAATATGTTTGAAAACATCCCACTCCAAAATGAGCCTCTGCTAATTGATTCATATAAACATTTCTATCAGCATGTCCAATATATTTAGTATATGGTTTTTTCATATCACCTAATGTAGTCCATACTTCAAAATCTTGTCTTTCACTCCACAATTCATCCATAGTTTCAAAAAACCATTCACCACCGGTATAACCATTATTTCTATGATTGAATACAATAGTTTTCTTTTTGTATTCTTTGGTTGGTATAAATTCGTCAGTACCCAAATACCAAGGCTGTATAATCTTATCTAATTTTTCTATGATGTGTGGTTGAAATTCTTCAGCTGCTCTTTTAAGAACTAAATCCTTAACCCATTGAGAGTTCACACCGCATACTTTCATATCCAATGTACCCTTAATGTTTTTCCAAAATGAATTATCATCTCTAGCTCCATTATCTTTTATTTCCCACCAATGGCAATAACCAATAATAGGCTGTGTCTTATTATAGATACGAGTAATTTTAAATTCATGTGTCCATTCAGGCAAATGTGACCATACTAAATTAAATTGTTCTTTCTCAACCAATCTATCAAAAAATTTGTGTGGATAGTTTACTCTCATTTTAGGTGGAAAGGTATCCAATCCATCCATTCTACGAAGTGAAACATTTGGATATTCAAATTGGTTTATAATACCAGGATGATTGTCCATATCAGGATATGGTAATATCCATTCCCATTCTTTACCAATTTTAGTATTATCTAAAAATGATTTAAATACTAATAGAAATGAATCTCTATTAATGTCTTTCTCTTGTCCGAAATTTGTATAATTCGGAATTACTAATACTCTCATATATTACCAAAAATTTTCAGCTCCTTCAGGTGCTTCGTATGTTGTTGGGTGATGAACCACTTCCGTATTATAAGATGCCGTATCTTTTGGATAAGGTCTAATCTCATGCTTCAATCGTTTCATCAAATCTTTTTTTTCTTTTTTATCTTGCGCAAGTAATTGAACATATCTATGCTTTGGTGGTTCTTCCCTTCTCCAAAACTCTTTATATCCTTGCTTACCTATTTCCATTTGTAAGTGTGCTAAGTTACCACTACCCCACATTGAAAACACAGTCCTACTATGAATCCATTGATACGGGTCTTTGTGTAATGATATACCCCAATTTGGCATCAATGCAATATCCGTAGATAATCCCTGATAAATCCAATTGGTAGCCTGATAGATACCTCCTAAGTGAGCTTGTCCGTTATCGGCGTATGATAGTAATACTTTAATTGCTTTATCATGTTCTTTTAACCATTTGAAAGATTGTCCTAATGCAAACGATTCAATATTAGAACCATAACCATCATCACAATATAAACGGGTCAATTCTAAAATGTTATCTTTAGTTAATCCTTCACAAATAGAAGTGGATGCTTTTGCTCCAACAGGAAAACCATAGATTAAACAACCTATAAGTTTATCACCATCAAAGGTATTGGCATCTTCTGATTTGTAATATATTCCAATTGCATATCTACAAGCTGTCCAAGCGTGAGTATAGTGCTTCTTAACAATAATATCTTTAGCGATACTCTTTGCTATTGGTGCTACATATACTTTGGATGTATCACAATAATTTTTACCTTCTACT